ACCGTTTTCAGTTCCGAAAGCGTTGTTTAACACATTAGCTGCTTTCACTTGTTTAGTGTTAGCCATTGATCTCGCTAAAGCTTTTGTATATCTAGACGCAAGTCTGTCATACAAGTTATCCTCAATCGCTTCTTCAGTGATTGCGAACGCTAAAGCAAGCGTTTCATGTGTGTACCTAGCTGAGAAAGTTTCCTGTGCTGCATCGTAGTTTACGCTTGATCCTTCAGGTTTAACTGAAGCATTTGCGAAACCAGATAACATCACTTCTTCTTCAAAAGCTCTGTCGCTGTTTTCCGTGTCAAAAATTTCCGCGTGTTCGTTTGCGTAGTTTTTGTATTCCAGACCGAATAGTGCATTCAATCCTGGCTCTAGTTCTTTAACTAGTTGTGCTCGTGATATTGCCATAATTTAATCTCCTATTCGATTATGCTATTGCTGTTGTTAATGTAAACACATGTTCACCAGTATTAAACTTAACGTATGCGTTAGCATTCGCTGAGCCTGTATCACTATTGTCGGGATCTTTAGATATTCCTATCTGTTTGAAACCACCACTAGTTGTAACTGTTGATGTGTCAAGTTCTTGTGTTGACTGTCCAGAAATAGTACTTCCTGCTACTCCTACAAAGTCAAAACCACCATGGTTCATTGCTGCTGTTCCAGTACCATCATGTTGTACTTCAAAAATGATATTTGGATCTGCATACACAGAAGCTACTGTATCAGCTGCTGCTGTGCTAGCTGGATAGAAAGCCTTGAACGTAGGTTTACTTGTTGATGGGTCAGTAAAAAACACACCAGCGAAAACACCCAATTGTTGAACGTCTCCAGCTGCCGCTGCTTCAATACCGCCTGCTGTTACGGCTTCTACTACTTGTCCAGTAAATATAGAAGTACCGTAATTGTTAGCAATAGCAAACTCTTCAGTTTGAATATTGCCACTCAAATGTCTTACGGGTTTAAAACCGAAAGCTGCATCTTGATTTGCCATATTATTATCTCCTTTTGTACCTGTCCTTGCGGACCTCCAGTACGATTAATTTAATTCGTTGGTAAAAAAGAGAAAAACTTATTTAATCTTTTTTAGTACCACCGAAGGTTACACGGGATTGTCTATCAACATCGATAGGCATTCCTGGATGTTGCTCCTTCATAAGGTCGTTCTTGATCGCTTCGTCTTTTTCTTTTGTAAGGTTATCAAAATATTCCTTACGCGATTGAACTAACTCTAAAGATATCCTAGCCAACAATAGGCCGCCAACTCCGATCACTCCCTTGTATTTCCCATCGTTAATAGCTGGATATTCTGTCTCTGGATATTGATCAGCTCTCACTAATTCATAACCGGATCTCAGCATAGCTGCCATGTTTTTTGTATCGTCAAAACCCATAGTTTCAGCTCTTATCCATCTATGATGGTACCCATCTGGTGCAGGGGGTGCGTCTAAAGATGATGGTGGAGTCCAAACTTGTTTTTTAGTTTCCTTAACTCTAGTTTGACTCGCACGGGAAGTTTTTATTGTATCTGTACTCATATGCTTATGCCTCCTTCGTGATTTTTAATTGTTTCGCATACTCTTCTAATGGCACACCTAATTTTTTAGCAATTGCTACCTGTGATGATGTGAGTCTCACAGTTTGGCGACCAGGTTTAACGCTCCGCGTAGCTGACGCTACAGTTTGAGTAGGTTTAGTCGAGTCCTTTGTTTCAGTATTACCAAATTTATGCGGAAAGTCAAGACGCATTCGTCTATCTATCTCAGCGTAGTAATCGTCTGAATGTGGGTCAAAGCCTTCTTGTTTAGTTAGCTTCTCATGTAAATCAAATGCAGTGTATGTCATTGCATTATCTTTACCAAACCAATCGTTGTTATCAGCCCACGCTTCTGCTTTTGGATCAGCAGGTGGTGCTTGAACGGCTTGGTCTAATGTTTTTGGTGCAACTGGTGCTGCTTGTGCTTGTTGTTGGTATCTATTTTTAAGTGTATTAACTTTAGATTCCTCAACACCAATTCTAGCAATTTCTTTTTGAGCATTAACTTCAGCATCAATATCACCAGCTTCTCTTGCTCTTAATAATTGTGCTTTAGCTGACTCAATACCATTTTTTAATTTACCTTCCATAGCATTTACATAGCCAGGTTCAAGTTTAGAAACTTTTTGTTTTAATTGTTCTAATTCAACTTGACCGCCTTTAGCAAATTCTAAAGCAGCTTCTCTTTGTCTTTCTGCTTCACGCCATTTTTTAGTAAGTTTAGAAATTCTTTTTTTAACTCCCTCACTATATTCTTCCAGTTCTTCTTTTGGTTCTTCAGTTTTTTTTTCTAACTTAACTGCTCTTTCGTTTTCAAAAGATTTATCTTCTGCTGGTGCTTTTGGTTCTTCTTTTATTTCTTCAACAATAACTTCGTCTATTGGTGCTTCTGTTACTTTTGTTTCTTCTAATTCAACATCTGCACCGGGTCCCGATGTATCGATGTCAACTAGGTCTTGTTTATTGTTTTCTACGTCTGGCATAGTTTACTCCTTCTATGATTATATATTATGCAACACTGCTTCAGGATCTTTTATAGTTCCTAAAACCTCGTCGTCGTTTAATAGACGAACTTCTCCGCCTTCTATTGGTAATCTTGATCCTGCATATCTTGCAAAAATAACCCAATCACCTTTCTTACACCAAGGTCCTGTTGGAAATTTTTCTTTGTCGTGATAACACAATGGTCCAACCTTTAAAACATAACCACAGTTTGTAGCTATTCTTAATTTTTCTAAAGATTCTTGTGCCATAATTATGCCACCTTTAGTTTTCTCTTTCGGTGTGAAAGGTAAAACTAAAAGCCTGTAACCAGATGGTTCTGGTAACTGGTCTTTTACGTCTTTGATGTTTTCTGGATTTAATGGTTCTTTTTCTGCAACCATTTCTTTTGTTTCTTTGTATTTTTCTTCTAGGGCGTTCCTATGTTTTGGAACTTCCTTCGTTGATGTCGATAACTTTTCCGTGCTCATTTTTTTGCTCCTTTTCTTCTAGCAGGTTAGAGATTTCCTGTAATAGATATTGATATGTTCTTGCTTGTCCTAACATATATTGATATTTTTCCATATTGTCAACACCTCCACTAATCATGGAGTCACCAACTCTTTGTAAGCTGTCTCGCATCATTTTTTGTAGCTTTGATACGACTACTAACGGATCCATCATGTCTATGCTTTTGTTGGTTTGTCTTTTTTGCCATTTACCATAGTTTTTAATACTTTAGCTTGGCCTGCATGTAATTTAGAAGCTTTGTTTAAACCTTTAATTACTTTTTGTATTTTTGCTTTTTTTGTCATATTAACATTTCCATTTTCTAAGTGCTTTAGATAATCTATCGTCACCTGTGTTGTTACTTGGTTTTTGTCTCTTTCTCATACCTTTCATTCTAGCGCAGAATGATTTTTTTCTTGCTCCACCTTCTGGTTGTGGTGCTTTTAAATCTGATCCTGGATTAGCTGCTTCATAAGACTTACGTCCTTTTTCATTCAGTCCACCAGATTTAGATTTACCTTCAGATCTAGTCCACGCAGGAGAACCACCTCTTTTAAGAAGTATTCTACTCATGCCCCTAGACTTTAACATTACGCTTTAGCTGTCTTTGCTGCTTGTTTAAATTGTTTAGCAGTAGGTCTTCCTTTGTCTCCAGCTTTTGCCATAGTCTCACCTGAACCCTCTTTGATTCTTTTTTGCTTTGCGTGAATATTTGCGTAAAGTCCCCCGCCGCCAGCTTTATTTACTCTGCCACCGTCACGGTAATTTGCTCTTTTACTTCTTCCTTTAATTTCTTTTCCAGGCATTATACTTTACCACCTTTTTTCATTGCTCTTCCGCCACCAGCGTAAGCTATTCCACCACCCATAAATTTAGAACGTTCATCTTTAATCATTCCTCCGTCCATATTTTTATTCATAGATCTTTCTATAGCCATTCCTCTTTTTTTTTCGTAACTACTTAATGATCCATCATTATCTAGGTCTGCTTTTTTTGGATTTTTTAACATTATTTTTTACCTCCGTTGTTTCTAAATATTTGTGTACCCTTTATACCAAATATACTAGCGCATACAAGCACCCATAAATTAGTAAACCATTTAGGTAACGCTTGGAAATGCTCAAAGAACACTTTTAT